TTAAATGTAAAAGTTGGTGATACTCTATTGATGGGTAAATTCAAAAACAAAAAAGTATTAGTTAAAAATATTGGTAAGGATGAATGGGGAATGCCAACAATTAATGGTAAAAAGGCAGTAACATTTAGAATACCTAAAAAAGAAGATTTAAAAGAATTTGCATTTGGAACTGGTGCAGCTGGAGCTGGTGCACCATCTGCTAGTGCCGGTGGATTTCCTGGTGGAATTGGAACTGGATTAAGTTTACCATCTGGATATATTAATGGAGCACCTGACCCAAAAGATGTTAAAAAAACAGCAAAAAAATTAAAGAAAACGGATGATGACCAATATGAACCTGTTAAAGAAAATTGGGATTCTGAATATGGTAAAGTTGAGTGCTCTGAGTGTGGATGGAGTTGGGATATAAAAGAAGGTGGTAATGACCCATATGTTTGTCATAAATGCGGACATGATAATTCTAAACAATATGAAGATAAGATACCTGGTGGTTTAGCAAAAGGTAAAACTTTAATTGATTTAGCTAAGAAATGGGATGTTAAGGGATATTATGACCCAAAACAATTTGCAGCAGAATATATTAAACCTAGATTAGTAGCTGGTATTAAAGTTGAAATGGAACATACAACTGATGTTAGTATTGCAGCTGAAATAGCTATGGACCATTTATGGGAAGATTTACATTATTACGAAAAGCTATCAAAGATTGAAAATGAAAATCTATTAGAATATACTGGAGTAGATGCATTCTATAATGATGGTAATACAGTAACTGGATATCAATGGAATCCTAATTGGGAAGATTACGATACTGCTGGATACTATACAAAAGATTTACCAGGTTGGGCTAACTATCATCAAAAGCCATCTGAACATGAAATTAAAAGATTAAAAAATCAAGCTAAACTTCCTGTTGATAATCACGATGATAGTGTACACAAATATAATCGTACATTAAAGTATGGTTATAAATTACCATCTGATTTTATAAAAGGTGATGGTAAGAGTACGGCTGGTACAACTGATGCATATCCTAATCAATACGATAACCAACCGGGAACTGATGAAAGAATCAATATGGACCCTGATATTGATATAGATGGGGAAACAATAAAGGATGAGGAAAGACACATTGCTAAAAGTGTTAAACTAAAAAATCCAGTTAACGAAAGTTCGGCAAAATATTTGGAAAAGCAATTGATATCATTGTATAGCAAAGCTTTTAAGATGATGCCAAACTCTCCATCTCAATTAAAAGTTAGAGCAGAAATAGATAAGATTAGAAAGCAAATTGATTCTTTAAAAAAAGAAAATATAAATGAATCTCTTTTAACTGAAGGTGGGGCTTATGGGCATATGAATCATCCATTTGATATTGAAATGAATCTTACATTTGGTGATTTAAAAAATATTGTAAGTAAAGCACTTAATGGTGATTTAGAAACTGTAAGAGAAAAAACTGATGGTCAGGCTTTGGCAATTAGTTGGGTAAGTGGTAGACTTGTTGCTGCTCGTAACAAATCACACCTAAAGAACAAAGGAGCTGGTGCTATGACAATAGGACAGGTAGCAGATAAGTTTGCTGGTAGAGGTGGATTGACTGATGCATATAATTTTGCAATGCAAGATTTATCAAAAGCAATTGGCTCATTATCAGATGCACAAAGAAAAAAGATATTCAAAGATGGTTCTTGCTTTATGAATTTGGAAGTAATATACCCAACATCAGTAAATGTAATTCCATACAACCAACCATTATTAGTATTTCATGGTACATTTGAATATGATGATGCTGGTACTGTAATTGGTGAAAATCAAGAAGCAGCTAAAATATTAGGTGGTATGATTAAGCAAGTAAATGCACATGTTCAATCAAAGTACACAATACAGGGACCACCAATGCAAAAATTACCTAAATCAGAAGACCTTTCTAAATTACAAGGTAAGTATTTAGGAATGATTTCTAAATTACAATCTGAATTTGGATTAAGTGATAAGGATGGTGTAGCAGATTATCATCAAGCGTGGTGGACAAATTTTGTAAATAAAGGTGCAAAAGGATTAGATGCACAACAAAAAATAGGATTAGTTAAAAGATGGGCTTTTGGTGACAAGAGTTTCCGTATTGCAGATATAAAAGACCCTAAGATACAAAAATGGGCAGATGGTGTTGATAAGAATGACCAACAAAAGATATCAAAACAAAATTTAATGAGATTTGAGGAGATATTTTTAGGAGTTGGTGCAGAAGTATTATCATTTATGACATCAGTATTAACAGCAAATCCAGCTGAAGCAACTAAACAAATGTTATCTCGTTTGGAATCAACCATAGCTCAGGTAAAAGCAAGTGGTGACCCTAAGAAGATTGCAAAACTTAAACTAGAATTAAGTAGAATGCAAGCATTGGGTGGGTTTGATAAGATTGTACCAAATGAAGGACTTGTTTTTGTATATGGTGGAAACACTTATAAGTTAACTGGAGCATTTGCACCCCTAAATCAAATTTTAGGAATTTTCTTTGATAAATAATCCGTTTTCTTAATTTTGATATACTTATATATACAAATATATCGTATATAATATGGCAAAGGAATTTAATAAAAAATTTATGCATCCAACTCGTAGAAAGTTGGTTGATATGGTACTACATGGTGCTGATTATGAAAAAGAAGCATTTATATCATTTGCTGGAGCAGATAAACAAAAAGTAAAAAGAGAAGTTGGTGAGAAGTGGACTGATGAAGATGGTAAAACTTATGAGCAATTAGAAGCAGGAAAAATACAATCATCTGAATTAACAGACACAATGTCTGAGGTTAGAGCTTATTTAGATAAATTAAATACTTGTAAATCGGATAATTGTAAAACAATCAAAGTAGGTAGAGTTGATAAAAAATTAATATCTAAAACAGGATATTGTTTACATTGTCTTACAAAAAGAGAAGCTCAAATAAAATACGATGGGTTATGGAAGGAGTATGAGGATTATAAAATCTACTCCAATATGATTGCGCATGGTAAAGAAATAGTTGCACAATTTGAACAAGCATACAAAGACTGTAAGCAAGAGTACGAAATTGTAAAAGAAGATGGTACTTTAGAAAAGTGGGTATTGGAAAAAGACGCTGAGGAAATGAAAGCAGAAATACAAGCAGATATTGATAACTACAATACTGAAATCCAAATGGCCATTAAATTAAGAGATGATGCTTGGGATAAATTGAAAGATAAAAACTACGATTTAGTAAAAGCACCAAAAGATTAATATGGCTACTGGTATAACACAAAAGAAATCTTTAAAAGAGATTATTGCAGAGGAATATAAGAAGTGTGCAACTGACCCAATACATTTTATGAAAAAGTATTGTATGATTCAGCACCCTGTTAGAGGTAAGATACCATTTCATTTATTTCCATTCCAAGAAAGTACACTAACACAATTTAAAGATAATAGATTTAATGTAGTATTGAAATCACGTCAAACTGGTATTTCAACACTTTGTGCTGGATTCTCACTTTGGAAAATGATATTTAATTCTGATTTTAATATATTAGTTATTGCAACAAAACAAGAAGTTGCAAAGAACTTGGTTACAAAGGTAAGAGTAATGCATGAATTGCTTCCAAGCTGGCTTAAGAACGGGTCTATGGAAGATAACAAGCTTTCCCTTCGTTTAACAAATGGCTCTCAAATTAAGGCTATTGCTTCATCTCCTGATGCAGGACGTTCTGAAGCCTTATCTTTACTTATATTTGATGAGGCTGCATTTATTGAAGATATTGATGAGATTTGGGTATCTGCACAATCTACATTATCAACGGGTGGTAGTTGTATTGCATTATCTACTCCTAATGGTGTTGGTAACTGGTTTCACCAAACTTGGTTATCTGCAGAAGAAGGAACAAATCCATTTAATACAATCAGATTACACTGGACAGTACACCCTGAGAGAGACCAAAGTTGGAGAGATGAGCAAGAAAAATTATTAGGAGCTAAAAAAGCAGCTCAAGAATGTGATTGTGATTTCGTAAGTTCTGGTGATACAGTTATTGACCCAGAATTATTAATGTTTTATAAAGATACCTATGTACAAAACCCAATAGAGAAAGGTGGATTTGATGGAAACCTTTGGAGATGGGAATATGCTACCTCAAATGGTTCTTATATGGTTGTAGCCGATGTGGCTAGAGGTGATGGTAGTGACTATTCAACCTGCCATGTAATTGATATATTGAATTCAACACAAGTAGCTGAATATAAAGGTAAAGTTGATACAAAAGATTTTGGAAACTTCTTAGTTGCACTTTCAACCGAATATAATGATGCTTTACTTGTGATAGAGAACGCAAACATTGGCTGGGCAGCTATTCAACAAGTAATTGATAGAGGATATAAAAACTTATTCTATATGAGTAAGGATTTAAAATATATTGATGTGGAGAATCAAATGAGAAACAAATATCGTGCGGAAGAAAAACAAATGGTAGCTGGTTTTTCAACTACATCTAAGACTAGACCTTTAATTATTTCTAAATTAGATGAGTATTTTAGAGAAAAAGCAATTATAGTTCGTTCATCAAGACTAATTGAGGAATTATTTACTTTTATTTTTTTAAATGGTAGAGCAGAGGCTATGAAGGGTTATAACGATGACTTGGTAATGTCTTTATCAATTGGATTGTGGGTTAGAGATACTGCTCTTAGATTAAGACAAGAGGGTATTGACCTTACAAAAAGGGCATTGGGTGGTATTTCATCTAACATGCAACATTCGGGAGTTTATGGTGGTAGAAGTGGTATGGATGATAATCCTTGGCAAATGCAAGTGGGTGATGGGTTTGAAGATTTAACACAATGGTTATAAAATAATATTGTTTTGATATTTTACGATATTTATGGTATATGTCAAAATGCAAAAATAATGATTAGTTTAAAATCTATATTAAATGAAGATGAGTATGTAGACCAAGCTCTTAAAGCTGGTGATACTCCACAAGACAATCCAATTGATGATTATGATGAATTGGATGTAGAACAAGAAGATATGGATGACTTCATAAACTTCTTAAAAGGATACTCAACTCAATTAGAAGAAGCAAATTGTGGTTGTGTGTATGAAGCAGAATATCAGGGTAGAGAAGTAAAATTGGGTAAACCAATGCAGGGTGATGTTAAAAAGTTTAAGGTGTATGTAAAAAATCCTAAAACTGGAAAAACTATAAAAGTAAACTTTGGTGACCCTAATATGAGGATTAAAAAATCAAATCCTGATAGAAGGAGAAGTTTTAGAGCTAGACATCATTGTGAAAATCCTGGTCCAAGAACAAAAGCAAGATATTGGTCTTGTAGAAAATGGTAAAATAAATTATGGCAGAACAATTAACAGATGACAGAAGTTTTTTTGGTAGGTTAAAGAAATTATTTTCAACTAGCGCTATCGTAACCGTTGATAAAGATGGTAAGCGTAAGGTAGTTGATACCGAAGACCGCCAAATGAATACAAACTTCGTAAATCTAAGAGATAGATATACAAAGTTACAAAGGTCTTATTATGAGACTCAGCAAGGAGCTCAATCAATGGCATATCATCAAGTTCGTAGAGAACTTTTTAGAGATTATGATGCTATGGATAACGACCCAATTCTTTCATCGGCTATGGATATCTATTCAGATGAATCCACAACAAAGAATGAGTATGGTGATGTTCTTCAAATTAAATCAACAAATGAAAATATAAGAGAATTATTACATAATCTTTTTTATGATATTGTAAATGTTGAATTTAACTTATGGCCTTGGATTAGAAACTTAGTTAAATACGGAGATTTCTTTTTGGCATTGGAAATAGCAGAAGGTAAAGGTATTGTAAATGTAGCACCTCACTCTGTTTATAATGTAGAGAGATTAGAGGGTACTGACCCATACAATCTTAACTATGTAAAATATAAAGTAGAAATTGATAGATTTGGTAAAAAGGAATATGAGAACTATGAAATGGCTCACTTCCGTTTATTATCAGATACAAACTTCCTTCCATATGGTAAATCTATGCTTGAGAATGCTAGAAGAATATGGAAACAATTAACTCTTATGGAAGATGCGATGTTAATTCATCGTATTATGAGAGCACCTGAAAAAAGAATATTCAAAATAGATATAGGTAACATCCCACCAACCGAAGTGGATAACTATATGCAAAAGATTATCAATAAAATGAAGAAAACTCCATTTGTTGATAAAAATACAGGAGATTACAACCTAAAATACAATATCCAAAACTTAACGGAAGATTTCTTCTTACCTGTTCGTGGTAGTGATAGTGGTACTGAGATAAACAATTTGCAAGGATTAGAATATGCTGCAATTGAAGATATAGACTACTTAAAGAATAAATTATTTGCTGCATTGAGAGTACCAAAAGCTTACTTATCTTATGATGAGAATGTAAATGGTAAGGCTACATTGGCTGCAGAAGATGTTCGTTTTGCTAGAACTATTGAAAGAATTCAAAGAACAGTTGTTAGTGAATTAACTAAAATAGCAATCGTACACTTAGCTGGACAGGGTGTTGATGAAAGTGAATTAACTAATTTTGAATTATCATTAACCAACGCTTCTACAATCTATGAGCAAGAGAAAGTAAACTTATGGAGTGAGAAGACTAGATTGGCTAACGATATGAAGGGATTAAATATGATGTCTACTGATTGGGTTTACCATAATGTATTTGGAATGAGCCAGGATGAGATTGATACTGAAAGAGCTAAATTAATATTAGATTTAAAAGACCGCTTTAGATATACTTCAATTGAACAGCAAGGACAAGACCCTGCTAACCCACCACAACAAACTAATGTTGAGGAGGAAATTGAAAAGATGAAACAAGAAATAGTTGATGGTAAAGTTGGAAGACCAAGAGAAGGTAATACTTATGGTAAAGATAAGCATCCATATGGTAGAGACCCATTGGGAGACAAGGAAAACCACAAAGAAACAAAAAGAGAAAGTAGACCCACAGCATTCTCCCAAAAGAAAATAGCTAGGGAATATATTAACGGAGTTTCAGCAAAAAAGAAGGTTTTGAACGAAAAAACAGAAAAATCTGACCTTTTGGATGAAAAAAACCTATTAGATGACACTAAATTTTAATAAACATGAAAATGTTTATATTTATATGTGTTAGTTTATAGGATAGAAAAAATATAGGGTAATTAAATGAAAAAAATTAAACATTCCAAGTTTAAGAACACTGGAGTGTTATTTGAATTATTAGTAAGACAAATAACATTAGAAGTTCTTAATGGCGATAAAACGGAAAACGCTAAAAACATTGTAAAAGAATTCTTTGGAGCATCAACAGAATTAAATAAAGAATTACGTCTTTATGATTTATTGTTGAAAGAAAAATATAATTCTGAAACAAAAGCTGATAAATTTGTAGAAACCGTATGTGAAGCACATACTAAATTAAATCATACAAAATTATCCAAAGAAAAATATACTCTTATTAAAGAGATAAATTCTAAATTTGATTTAGAGAATTTCCTATCTTCTCCTATAACTAATTATAAAGTATTAGCTTCAATATATAAAGTATTTGAATCTAAGCAAAATGAGGGTTATGATATAAAGGATATTTTTAATTCAAAACTTACCTTAATAGAGAATATTACCTCTAAGCCTGTACAAAAGGTTCAACCTCAAGAAGATAAAAAGCTTATTGAGACCTATAAACAACAAGACAAAGACCTAAGATTACTTACCTATAAGATTTTAGTAGAAACTTTTAATAAGAAATACACTAATTTAAACGATAAGCAAAAGAACTTATTAAAAGAGTATATAAACAATATTACAAATACCACAAAATTTAAAGATTATGTGGGACAAGAATTACCTAATATTATAGCAGAATTAAAAGCTATAAATTCAAAAATCAAAGATAAAGTTACACAAATCAAATTATCAGAAACAATATCAGTATTAGATAAGATAAAAATTGGAAAGAGTGTATCTGATTCGCAAGTTTCATCTATTATGCTTTCTTATGAGTTAATCAAAGAATTAAAATCAAAAGTAAATGGATAATTTAAAAGAAGTAATCAGAGAAATTATAAAAGAAATTGAATCTGAATCTCAATTAAAAGAGGGAAGTAAAGATTATCTTATGTCTGGTGAAGATATCCCTGCTGATAATAAAAAACCATTAGCAATGAAACCAACGGCAGCTAAATCTAAAGATGATGGTGCATTAGCGGATGTAAGTGGTATGATACTTGCAAAAGATGATGCAGAAAATTCATTAAAAGAAAATCGTTGGTTAGCAATAAAAAAAGAAGAAGGTTCTCCTAAATCTAAGATTGGTAAAGGTATTAGCAGCATTCATTCTCAACTATCTGAAGTTGAAAAGTTTGTTAATTGGTATTCTAAATTAAAAACTGAAAACGGATTAAAGAAGGAAGATTACTATAAAAGAACTCATAAGAGTTTAAACAAAATCAAAGAAAGAATAATGAATCTTTCAGAAAAAGTAAGAGGATTATAATATGAACAAAGAACAACTAAAAGAACTGGTAAAGTCAGTAATGGCTGAAGAATCTGAATATCAAGCATTCTTCAAAAAAGCTTTAGAAAAAGCAGGAAAATCAATCACAGCAATGTCAGATGAAGAAAAGAAAGCATTCTTTGATAAAGTAGATGCTGCTTGGAGTGGTAAAGGTGAAAAGAAAGAAAACACTAATGAAATGAGTGGTACTGGTGGTGTTGCAGGATATAATACTCCAGCTGCATTTAGTAAGAACGCCTCTCAAGCTAAAAAAACAGCAAAAAGATTAGCATCAATGACTGGATATGATGTTGTTGCTGATGAAAATAAAAAATAACAATGAAAGGACTTTTAATAGAAACCAAATTATTTGAAGGTAAGGTACAAGAAGATGAAGGTGGAAGAACCATTGTAAAAGGTATTCTACAAAGAGCTGGTGCTGAAAACCAAAACGGAAGAATATATCCTAAGCCAATCTTAATGAGAGAAGCTAAGAAATACGAACAATTCATTAAGGAGCGTAGAGCATTGGGTGAATTAGACCATCCGGATTCTACTGTAATTAACTTAAAGAATGTATCTCACAATATTAGAGAGATTCATTGGGAAGGTGATGATTTATGTGGAACTGTTGAAATTTTAGGAACACCATCTGGTAATATATTAAAAGAATTATTAAATGCTGGTATCCTTTTAGGTATTTCATCAAGAGGTATGGGTTCTACTCGTTCTTTAAGTGGTAACAAAGTAGAAGTTCAAGAAGATTTTGAATTGATTGGTTGGGATTTTGTATCTAACCCATCTACGCATGGTGCATTTATGGTACCTGTAAACGAATCGGTTAATAGAGGTTTACAACAAATCGGAACTGATGTTTGCGGAGACTTCTGTAAAGCACAGGATTTAATGAGAGAAATAATAACTGAAATAGCATAATAAATGGCAAAGAATTTTGATATATACGATTTCGTACACAACAATAAGATAACCTTAAAAGTTGAAGCACCAACAGGTACTAGCGTATCTAAAGGATACAACGATATCCGTAAGACTGGCTTGAATGAAGTAAAGATAGTTAATGGTAAGTTCAGTATAGCTGAAAACTTAGAAGGAGATAGAAAATTATCACCAGAAGTTAAAAAGCATTTCTTAGAAATTATTTCTACTTACAATACTTTTCAAAATCAAATGAAAAGACAATCCGATTTAACTGAGGTAGCAAATACTTTAGGTGGTATCGTTGAGGCTGCAAAGGAAATGACATTAAGAGAAAGTGGTGATTGGTTTGATGCAGTGACTGTAAAAAGAAACATGAATGAATTAGACAAATTAGGTAAATCATTTGATAAGTTCGCTGTAGAAGCAAAAGCAATGGATGAAAGATTACATTCTTTATATGAGGATATGGGTCACATCTTAAATAGATATTACGAAATTGCTGATATACCCGAAGATACAATGAAGGAAAGATTGGCAATGAAAGATGAAGCTATGAAACCAGCTATCCCATACAAATTGGGTAATATGGATTTAGATAAAACTAAAATTGCTGGACAAAGTATTCATTTTATTTTATCTCAAGGAGAAAAACATCATTTATATAAAGCAGCAGTAGCAGCATTATATAAAGCAGGATATAAGTTTACAGGTAAAGGATTTGTAAAATTAAGATAATATGATTA